TCAACGCCATTGAGCATATTCTTTCCGTCTTTCATTTAAATATAGTTGGCTTTTTTTTACGACTTTACGCGCTTGATCATCAATTTTAACACCATACCCCGGATTATTTGTTTTATATATTTTGTCGGCTTTTGACGCATAACCTCTAAAGGTTTGAGCCTCCTCGGACATATTTAAATATTGTCCTGTAAGCCGATGGTATGCCTCCTGATACGGAATATAAATCATATTGTTGCCTTTAATTAACTGGTTTTGTCCAAAAGCTACTTGTCTAACGGAATGCCTAGATTTATGTGAAAACTTAAAAAGCCCCTTCGCTCTGATTGTGACACATCGTCCATCAAATACAAAGCCAAGATAATCAAAGACTGAGGGAGATAATTCTAACTCCTCGCTAAGTTTAACAACTGATTCTTTAGCCTTTGTATACAGCAAAACTTTTGTCTTCTTCTTCTCAAGTTGCAAGCGTGAAAGCCTTTGCGCCATCACATTAATATCTCTAATTACAGTCCGTATAGAGCTTCGGGAAACCGCCTTGGGAATTAAAAGCACAAAATCATCAGAATAGCGTCTATAAATCCCTCCATATGATTGCGCCAGCGTTTTCATGGCATGATCAAAGGGTATCATGTATACATTAGCTAGCACAGCACTCATTGAAGTCCCTTGAGGAATGCCTATTTCATGCTTCTTCGATACTTGGATCTTGCCAGTTTTGATGGCACCATCAAGATCGCGGACTCTTTGAATGTACCTATTATGTTTTTTTGCATAAGACAGCATTTCATCAGGAATGGCATCAGCATGAATGTCCCGGTACTTAGTTAATGCATGCAGAACAGCGTACCAATCAGCTGGCAGTTTGCATTTATATCCACCAGCCAAATCAAGAACACGTTGTTTAATCAGTTGGTGGTTTAAGTTATCAAAGAAACCAACAAAATCACTTTTGATAATCCAACACTGCTTTGTTAAAAAAACTTGATCAATGACCTCTTTACTGGCTTCAATATTTGACCCTCTGCCCCGACGATAAGCTGTAGCCACCTCCTTAATTCCTATATCTGCAACCCGTTGTTCATAATATTTATTCAGCATTGCAGCATACAAGGAGAAGATAACTGAATCAGAATGCGCAACTTCAACAATAGGACGGATTTTCTTGTCTAATTTCAATCTCTTTGCCTTATCATCAAAATGCATCTTTAGAAATATCTTTTCTCTAAGCACAACAGGTAAGAACTGGTGATGCGTCACCAGTTCAGGACGCTCAAGCATTTCCTTCATCTTAGCAGTTTGTCGTCCCAGATCCAAAATAGCGTTGTCAAATTGCGGATAACTCCTATCAGTTTTAATCAACGGAACCTCAAAATCACCCACTCGAACAATATATCGTTTCTTACGCTTTGCACCCATAATTTTCCCCTTTTCCTTAAAACAAAACAGACACCCCCAGGCGTCACGCTACCTGTGACAATGGAGTGTCTGTAAAGGATCCTAACAAATGCAAGGACCGCCAAATACTATTCAGTGTTCATATTTAGCGTGATACGCGTGATTATTGGATAATCAAGATAAGACAGCAACTATCACCATGCTCATTGTTCATGAGTTCATGAATGCTGAAGACATGGCCAACTCACCAGTTGGCGAGAACTTAGCTAAGTTCTTGGCAACGGCAGTATTGACGGGGTGTCAAATCATGTGGTATTAACCTGTCAACCAACCGGGGCACCGACCCCTTAACTTGGTTTGATGCAGACAAGTATACCTTGCAAACCCATGTTCGTCAACAAATACGTAGCTAAAGTAGGTACATATCTTGCAAATGAATTCCTAATCTTTTAAAGAAATGTTTATCGGTAGAAAATTTGTGACAAACATTCGTATCTGACTGTAATTGATACTCAATGAGTTTAATTGTTCTCAAGAATTTTCGCCCAAAAGAAAAAAGCTGAAGCATCAACGATTTTCTTCATTGAGCTTCAGCTAAATTCATTTAAATCTGCGACCGGTCATTCCCACTCAATCGTTGCATTTACTGTATTAATAGCTTTTGAATATTCCAGTCCCATTTTCTTTCCATATTTGGAGCTAATTTCGTCAGTTTTACGAAAAACAATTAGTTTTTTCGAACACCAGTTTGTATAATTGTTCTGAGGTGATCATCTTGAACAAAGACGCTAAAATTATATGTGACCGAATTGATCAGCACTTCCACCCCAGACGCAATCATCAGTACCATATTGACGTTGTCAGCGTTCCGTTTCTAGGAAAGTACAACTTTTTCTATAAGGATATGTCTAAAACTGAACGTCAGCGTTCAATTCCCCTTCACTCTGTCGAAAGTCAGGACGTTGAATACTTGCAGCAAATATTACGGGGAATTCGCGAGCACATCAATTTAAGCTTCGAATTTCACGGATTTATTAATGGAGAACGATGGGCCAGCAATGACCGAATAATTGAACGCCAGCCATCTGAAATGGAGCTTTCGGATGGGAACCCGTTCTAACGTTCATAAACTATTTTCTCATCATAAGTTACCTAAGCCGGTGTATGTAAACTGCTTTTAAATTAGTTCATAATAAATACTCAAATAAAAGCTTTTAATTGAGCTCAATCAATATTGTGTTATAGTCATGATTGTAGAAGCTTAACTAAATGTACTAGAAAGGGGGGCTAAAAATGGTAACTAATCGTGTACATGTCAAAAAGGAACTTATTGATTGGGCATTCAACACTACGGATCTAGAAATTGAGGCAAAAAAAATTGTATTAAAAAAGCATAAGTGGTTAGATCCTACTTTTAAATACTACCTTCAGCCATCTTTGCGCCAAATCAATGAGTTCGCTACCCGTTTACACATTCCATTTGGAGCCCTGCTCCTAAAACACGCTCCTAAAGAAGAAGATATCCGTGTTGCTTTTAGAACACGAGAAAACGTTCCCCCAAAAGTCAGCTTGACGACTCGTGACGTTATCTATGAAATGCAAAGAAAACAAGCTTGGTTCAAAGAAGAAAGCGGAAGAGCAACCAAAAAGCTAGAGATAATTGGATGCGTAGCTCCAAGGGATGTTGATGCTGCTGTAGAAAAGTTACGGGAAATGCTTTTCTTAAATCGAAACATCAAAACCGCTCGCGAACTTTATAAAGATATAAGAGCTCAGATAGCCAAACACGGTATTCTAAATATGCAAAAGGGATCTGCAGGGCTAGGGACCCAAAGACCACTAAAAGTGTCAGAAGTAAGAGCTTTTGTAATATTGGATGATTACGCTCCGTTGATTTTTATAAATCAAAAGGATAGTTATACGGCACGCATATTTTCCTTAATTCACGAGTTAGTTCATATTCTGCATGGAACTGACGAACTGCTGCAAAATGATAGAGACATACTTGAAGAGAGAAATATCAATAAGGTAACCAGTCGTTTTTTGATGCCCAGAGACGAGTTTAAAAGCCAATTTGAACTCGCTAAAAGAAATATATTAAAAACTGCAAACTATTTTAACGTTAGCCCGCAGGCAGCTGCTATTAGGGCTGAAGAATTACATCTAGTAGACCCTAACGACATCGAGATTCCTCATGTAGAAAATACTCCCCCGAAAAAAAGGGGAGGAAATCCATACAATAATGCTTTGAGCTTTAACGACCCAGTATATATGAATGCCCTTGTAAATTCTCAAGAGCAAGGAAAGCTTCTTCCTACTGACGCTTCCGCATTAATCGGGATAAGTTACAAAATGCTTGACCGAACTTTAAAAGAATTTAACGAGAGTGTGGAGTTTCGATGAACGGATATTTATTTGATTCAAATATACTCATTAATTCAAATCGTTACTACAAGCAAAGATTCTTCCCAGTTATATGGGATTTTTTCCTATGTACAAGCCCACAGGTTTATGTATTAGACCGAGTTTTTGATGAGCTTTGTACGAAAAATGATGATTTGCACTTGTGGATAGTAAACCATTATAAAAACCAGACAATTAACGCAGATCAATTTGCCAAAGAATATTCAACTATTACTGACTATCTTTTTTCTTCCGGAAAATGGAAGCCTGCTGGTTATCAAATATGGTTAAATTATCAGCACGCCGATGCATGGCTAATTGCATGCGCAATGAATCGTGGGTATACTATAATAACTGATGAGGACAATACAGGGCCAAACGGACTGCCTACAAATAACGAACCAAAGATTCCTTTTGTTGCAGATCACTTTGGGGTTAAAACAATTTCATTTTGGAATTTTTTGGAACAAAACAAGTTTATTGCTCGTTAATTTATTCAAGGTCATTGAAAGTTTTTCTACGTTGTTACTTTAATTTCTCCTTGAAGGATTGAACTTTTACGGTTAAACCGTGCACAAAAATGGCTCTGCGTCAACTGGTGTTGAAGAATAAATTTAGGCTCTGCGTCAACTGGTGTTGAAGAATAAATTTATCATTTGAGGCGGTTCTCCATTTGGGGAGCCGTCTTTGTCATGTTATGCCGTGATTTGGTAGATTCGTTTGAAGAAGTTCAGCTGATTCTTGAAGCCAAAACAGGATCGTTTGAGTGACTTGATGAGGCGGTTAACGCCTTCGATCGGACCGTTGGAATAAGGGCTGGTGACAGCGGCGAGAACAGCGACTTTGTGTCGCTTAAGCGTCGCGATCGTCATGTCCATTGCCGTACCGTTTGGCTCGTAAGTAGCTAACAGGTTTGCCAGTTCCGCGGGATGTTTCTTCACCATCAAAGCATCATGAAGTGCTAAGTAGGTCTCGTAGGTTTGCTTGAGCTTGGGCTCAGTATCAAGTGCGATATCGATGGCCTCCTGTTGCGTGACGTATTCATTCAAACCAAACAGGAACTGTTTGTGTTTAGCGTCAGGCGCGGTTTGATGAAAAAGCCGCCAGTTTGTCTTCATGATCTTATAAGGACGGCTGTGTTTGTCATCAAGCTGTTTGAGCGCTTGGACGCGTACCTGATCAAGGGCACGAGCCGCAAGTTGAATGATATGGAACCGATCAATGACGACTTGGGCCTTGGGGAAAACCTCATGAATAATCGTTTGATAAGCTGCATTCATGTCCATGGTGACCGTCTGGACCCGAGTGCGGTCAGCGAGTGAATAATGAGCGATGAAAAAATTTTTAATCGTGCGGTTGAATCGATCACCAAGCAAGGCAATCAGACGATGTGAATCGGCATCAAGACAGATAAACGACATCATGCCATGAGTGGAACGGAACTCATCAAAGCAGAGTCGCGTGGGTAGCCGGCGAGCCGGTCGGAGTTTGAGATTTTGGTCAATGATCCGTTGAACCGAGGAGGCTGAGATTCCGATAATACGGGCGATGGTTTTGACTGGCAACCGTTCATGCGCTAACTTCATGATTCGCTCTGTCATGTGAGCGGCGATCGTGTGGTTGGGTTGCACGAGTGGCGTCTTGGCACTGACTGTGTGGTAACAGTTATGACAGCGCCATCGTTGCTTGTGCAAGTCAATGACTGTCGGCATTTCAACCCCGTTGAGGACGCGCACGTGGGCCGTGTAAAACCCGTTAGGGTGCAAGGCCTCAAAGCCACACAGTGGGCACCGGGTTAACCGGTAAGTCAGCTCGGCATCAATCACATGATACTGGCGGCGACGTACCCCGTTGCCGCGATATTCATGACGAACAAAGGCAACTTTGATATTATGGTCTGGTATTCCAAGGACGGACAGTGTAGGATCGTATTGGGACATTTACTCATAACCTCGCTTGCTTTTGGTTTCGACGCTAACAAGCATAGCATGGACACTGAGTAGGTGTCTTTTTGCGTTATCCAAAAAGGGCCTACACGTTCAGTGTTGATTATTTCTCAACACCAGAAAGTGTAGACCCACAAAAATAAGCCTCCCGCCATTGCTGGTAGGAGGCATTTTTGTTACTTGATGTACAGGCTTTCACCTGGGTAGATCAGACTGTAGATTGACTTGCCATTGTTAGCAGCCAGCGTGTACATGCTAATGCCGTACTTGCTGGCAATGCTCCAGAAGCTGTCACCAGAGCGGACAGTGTAGTACGTGCGGCTTACTGGTGCAGAATATCCAGAAGAACGGGAGCCATAGCTCTCCCCACCATTCACGCCCAAGGCAACATAATGATACTGACCGGAGTAGCTGAGATAACGTGCCCAAACATATGTGCCACGGATATACACGTGATCATAAATCACACTTTCACCGGGTGCATAGCTACCAACGGAAGCATAGCCGGTACCGGCACCAGTGCGGATGTTAACAGTCGCGGACGGCTTGAAAACACCAGTTTGCGCATAGTCGGTATCACTGGCTGCATTTGATTTCGCTGGTTGGCTTGGCACCGGTGTTACAGGTGCTGTACTACCGTTGGCTGCCGCATACTTGTCCCAAGTATTACGGTCACCATAAAAGACTGATAAATCCAGATTTTTGCCCCATCCGCTGAGATATCCCATTGAAGAATACTGAAAGGCGGTCATAGAAGGCCACTGTTTAATTGAGCCGAACAAATCTCGTGGCTGATAGCCATAAACTGGATTATAGCTGTTGTACTGTGCAATCCAAATACCGTAGTTAGCAATCACGTCAGCAGGCCAAGAAAGTCCATTTTCAGCACTGAGTGACACGTAAATCCATGGTCTTACACCCGTTTGCTGGTAAACGTAATCTAACCAGCGTTTAGCATTCGCAACGCCGTTGGCATTTTGCACTTTGCTGTAGTTCGTATCTTCAAAATCAAGAACCAACACGGCTTTGCCGATATAAGGACGTACCTGTTTTACAAAAGCTTCAGCTTGTGGGATTGGATCGCCTGCATTTAAAAAGTGGTAAATTCCTAGTTTCTTACCGCTAGACAATGTTTGCTGCGCATTTGTTTGAAATTGTGGATTAACGTAGCCAGTACCCTCTGTGGCCTTAACGATAGCAAAATCTGCAGGTACACGACTGACGTCAATACCGTAGTTGTTGCTTGACACGTCAATGCCATTCAATGCCGCATTCACCTGCGATGGCAGGGCAAAAGAAATAGCCGCCAAAAAGGCGACTACCAAGGTAATTAGTTTAGTTTTTAATTTCATGGTGCCCTCCTTATTGCTGTGGAGCAACAGATTCCGGTGCCAGCTGAGCCTTAACTGCATCTGCGGCCGCCTGAGCTGCGGCAGCCACTTTGTCTTGATTAGATGCTTCCTGATCAACTGTCTTTTGTGGATAGGTTTCTGCTAGGCTGTCTTTCAAATCCGCAAAAGCTTTCTCAACTGCATTGGCAATTGTCTGCTCGTCTGTGCTGGTGAAACCAAGCGACTTCAAACCATCTTTCACAGCTTGAATGGCAGTCGATTTCTTGACCGCACCGTCAATCGCCTGTGTCACACCGAGCTGTTCTGCCGCTGTTACCGCAGCATTTGCCAATGGACCTAATACCTTTACAAAAGTGAGCGCTTGCTTGTTAGCCAGCAGCTGTTTTGAGATCCAAGCCCCGATGATTGGGACTGCTGCTACTGCAAGTGATACAACAAGATCTGTCCAATTATTCATGATTTGTTTTCCTTCCTGAGACGCTCATTCTCACGTCTCAAACGGTCATTGTCTGCGCGTAATCTGTCATTCATATCCTCAAGCTCATCATGCCTGTTCTTCCGTTTACCCTCGCGGTAGGTCATGAAGGCAATAACGGCCGATGCTATACCGGCAAGATATGGGGCAAAATCAACAATTGCTTTGGTTATCGCTGCTGTCACGGCTGTCACTCCTTCGTGCCAGAATCAGCACGAAGGCTGTTATGATCGCATTGCTGATCCAATTTGAGTAGATTCCAGTTGAGATCGAGGTCAGGAATTGTAGTATTGTCAAGAACGACATTAAAAAGCTGGTAGTCGTAAGCAACAGACGATTGGTCACTGCCAACTGTGTTTCCCATAGCACCCAACCCCCAATCCCGAGTCCATCAATGACAAACAAAAACCCCACAATGTCATCGTTTAACCAGTCAGAGTAATGTGGGGGCCAGATGAAATAATGGTCATTGATGATCAGAAACAAGCCAATGGCAACCATGCCAATGGCGAGTGCTGTATGTGTCGGGTGATCTCTGATTTTATTTAGCATTGTCATCACTTCCTTCCATAAAAATAGCCGCTAGCTTTTGCTGGCGACATAGTCACTGCCTGTGATTTGCTTGTATTGATCTGGGGTGATCATTATCGGTACATAAGGCGTTAAATCAATCCCCCAACTGTAAAGTAGTGCACACTGATCATAGTTAGTCATGACTTCGCCGCCTTTAGCTTAGCTACTTCAAGAGTAAGCGCGGCAATCATCTGCTGTTCAGGTGATGGTCCGGGTAACGGATGATCATTCGCCGGATCGTAACCCTCATCGGCAACGATTTTGCCGTCTACAAGAGATGCGTGACCCTCAAAAAACTGAGACACATCATCTGCTTCGATGATTTGTTGACCGTCACCTGTTGGTCCTACTTTGGCATCTTCCGCTTGATAGGCCCAATTGGTCAGTCGTTTTTGGTCATCTAGCCAAATCTTAATCTTCATTTTAATTCACCACCGCATCATTAATCGGATACGCATCACGCGTAATGAAGCCTAAGCTACCAGCATACCCGCCTTGTCCACGCCATGGAATAATGTAAATGCCACCCGCTGAAACATACAATTCACAGGCTGCGCCCGTATACGACATGCTACCGAGCAACCTTGCTGCATCATCATTATTAAATGGACTATATCCTGGTCGAATGTTGGCAATTTTGACCCACCCGTTGCCAGTTTTCATTTCAAAAGCAATCCCAATGGTGACATTTGGGCCTTTTCTTGAATATCCAATTTTCAGACTTTTAACGTCATTGGTTTCAAGGCCACTGTCGATATGCTGATAGAAAACTGAATCAGCTGCCGTAAACGTTGAAGCAAGCGTGACATCTTGTCCAGATGGGTTATACAAAGATTTTAGGGTCAGCATGCCTTGGCGTGCATCAACGGAACTAACTTCCTTACCGTTGTACATTGACTTACTAACTAAGCCCAATTGATCAACTTTAGATTGATACGTCTGCTTGCTATCACTATCCAGCGTTGCATTCGTGACCATACTGCCACCACTAATTTTGGTCGTTCCACTAATCGTATTTGGAAAACCATCCGGTTGGATGTGGTTGAAAGATGAGATAAAGGTAGATCCGTTAAAAGTGACCCCGTTAAAAGTCATGCCATTAAAGGTTTCGACATTTAATGCTTTGGCTGCAATTGGTTTTGAATCCCAACCACTTGTGGTATCAAATATGGCAAAAGCGGCAAGATTTCCGTCCTCGTCGGTTAACCAGTGCTGGTCCCCAGCCTTTGGTTTAGCAGGATAACTCGGGCCAACCGTCACAACTGGAACATTATCACTACCGTCTTTACCATCACGACCATCTTGGCCCTTGAACAAGGCCCACAAGTAGCGTGTCGGGTCGGTACTGTCAGCTTGCGTTTCGTCAACGTACTGCCCGAAGTAAGATCTACCGCTGGCATCTGTAACTGAAAAATCAGTTTTACCATCGATGCTATTAGCATACGCAGTATGAAGATAGCTGCTGGTACCGTCGGCACCCTTAGGCCCCGGCTTACCGTCAGCGCCGTCTTCGCCCTGAATCAACTCCCAGCGATTAGCATAATCAGCCGGATTGTCGCTGGGTACTGACGTCTTGTCTGACCAAACAATTGCTCTATACTTTTTGCCGGCTGGCAGTGCTGACATGTTAGTACCCTTGTCATCATCGGCATAGCGGGTCCACGGATAAAATTTAAGTGTTTTAGCCATGTTGGCCATCTGGTTGGCAAGATTGCTGAGACGTTCGTCAAAGCTGACGGTCTCGTGCGCAAACTCGCCCAAAGTCAATTTGACAGAATGGCTAGCGCGGCTACGCTCAATGCTCAATACCTTGGCCGACAAGAATAGTTGCTGGTTTTCATCGGCGATGTGGACGGTTTGATTCAGTGGTACGTATGGTGAGTTAACCAAATCAATGTCATAGGTCTCGTTCGGATGATTGTACTTCTTCAAATCTGCTAAGGCTGCCTGCAAAAGTGCCGCCTGCGAGTTTGAATCAAATGTTTTGACCCGATTCCAGTCAGACTGGGTTGGATTAGGGTTGCTGTTGCTTAGCAAACGTGAATATTTCTGTACAGCAATGGTGTCGTGCAAGAACCCGTACTGATCAAGCACAAATTGTCCCGTTGGATCAGTCCAGTTGTAGCCGATCAAGTTAATTGGGTCCTGATTAGTTGATCCATCCGTACTTTCTGGAACCGCTCCATAAGCCTTGATAGATGTTTCCATGTCATAGGTATCGAGGTGCGTGACGATATTGTTGATGTCCTTATTCATTTCAAAGGAAATCAAGCTGTCACCGGCCGTTTCATGTCGAATGTTGATGACACGCTTAACCAAATTAGTTCCAACAAAATCAAAGCCAAAGCTAAGCACTGCGTCAAAGTCTTTTGCCACAGCAATAATACGTGCCAGTGAAGTTACTTCATCAGTCCACTCGAGCGTTCGAACATTGTCAGGAAATTCGTTGATGCCAATTTCCCAGCCTGAATCATTTGTAAACCTTGTAATGTATTCAGCGATGGTATATGGCTTGTCAGCCTTGAAGGCGCCAACGGTTTCGTTAATCAAATCATTCCCAGCATCACTGGCAACAATCGAGTGAATGTGACCTAGCGAATTGTGGTCAATCGATTCAATCACCATTTGGTGAGCGTTGCCTTCTTCGTCTTGATAAAGAATGAAGTTGGTAACTTTGGCCATCTCATTGACGGCTTGTTCCTGATCAGTCGTAAAGTGAATATCAAGAGAAAGCCCGACCGCAGGACGATTGTCAACACTTTGTGTTTCTATATCGTTGTCAATTCGCCATTCGCCTTTGCCATCAGTCGACCCAACACCCAAAATGTTTGATTTTCGATCTGAAAAATAATATTCCATTTATAGCCAAGCCTCCCTTATCTCGACTTCACAGGCAAATGGTTGTGCCCAGCTCGAAGGCGTGATAGCAATCTCAGTATCACCGGGAGGCAGTTTGAACTGCTCCCATTGATTGCCAAGCGTGTGTATGGTTGGATCAAGAGAACCATTCAAGTATGTCTTAGCGTTCGCCACATCAATCTTGAGAACATCACCATCGCTAAAGCGATTCTTAATATTTGTATACCAACTGACGTTCTGCCATTTGACAGTAGATGCAATCAGATACATGGTCGATTCGCCCCATGTCTTGTCTCGCATGAACCACGTGGAAAATTGTTTAGTTTCAGCATCGGCAGCGTCCTCAAAGGTAGCCTGGCGGGTAATAGTCGTCTCTCGTCCTTGATTGCCAACCCATGGTGACGCTCTGAAAACAACGGAATTGCCGAACTTCTGCAATTCCAGCTGAATGAACTTGTCGTTAGTGAAGATACTGCGATCCAACTTTTCATTGACGACCAGTTGATCTTTGTAGTAACACATCCACCAAAGTTGATCGGACAATGCGCTATTATCCTTCAGTATCATCTGGAAGATTGGCTTGCCGTCACTTTCTAACGTTGTTTCGAGCGCACCTACCTGTGCTACCCCAGTTTGGAAGCGTGTCATAACGTCCCATGTGAGATTGCTCTTGAAGTTACCGTTGTGTGTCTTGATAAGGTCGTGTTTGATTGAAGGCCCATTCCAATACTTATGGTCGCCAGTAATACTGGGCCAATTAGGCTCAACCTTCCAGCCATCGTAGCTGTCCTGCGTCCAAATCGCATTGCCAATCTGTTCATTAGGCATACTAGGATCACCACCCCAATAGGGATTGTTTGTGGCGGCTTGATTATCCATATGTGAGCCTTGAACAGCGGCTAAGTTAAGTGCTACTTCGCTTTCTTCGGTGATGAAGCCATCTATTTCTTGCGTGCCAAATTGGAGAATACCCGGGCGATCATTAACAATCCCAACCATGCCGTTATCCGCATGCATAGTTGCCGTAATAACTGGCTCAACAGGATAGGTACCACCATTGTGTACCGTGATGGTATCAGCGTAATATTCAGGATCCGCTGGGTTAGGTGACCATGGAGAAGCAGAAGCACCAGCCTCTAATTTTGGCATGTAAAAATATAGAAAAGTGCCCTTAGTCAAATCAAAAACTTTCGTGAAATTGTACAAATCGATGGCGCGTAATGTTTTCCCAGCATTTGCAGCTGGCCAAGTAAACGTGCTAACTATCCTATATATGTTCGCGGAAACATTAACAAGCGAGTCCGATCCTCCCGTATTGTGAGCATATGGTGTATACCACGATACTTGAACAGCATTTCCTGTTACTGGAGCATTAGTGCTAACAAAAATTGATTGTGTGTACGTATTACCAACCGTTGGTACATATCCAAATCCATTGCCCTGTGGTAAGACTTCTGGGGCGCTGACCGTGACTGGCAATCCTATTCTGGTCAGCAAGCGACTACTGTCCCAGTTTGTCTCTGGAATGCCTCCACCCATAGTGAATGCATCGTTTGTTCCCGTCAGCAGGTTCACTGGCACGTCCTTGTAAGGCATATTGTCAAACGTCTTCGTGGCTACCGAGTGTGCAATGCCATCGGGGACAAATAAAGTGAACGAAGATGTGATTGCATTTCTGCCCTTAGGAACATCGTCAACATCTGTGAGCACAACATTCCAGTACACAGACAAGTCATCATTGAACGAAACCTGATGAGTGTCACCGTGCAAGATGCCACTTAGCTTATAGAAGGCGGTGCGAAATGCATCATCATCATCAGCAACAAGCTGATAGCCAACAGTTATCTCGCGAGATGGGTTTCGAACGTACTCAAGCGTTTCCCCATCAGATATGCCTATGGCATTGCTAGTAGCAGATTGCTTAAGAAGCTCTCGTCCACCAACTTGCAGTGTTCTATATCCGGGCACGAGATTCTCAATGTATTGTCCATCGATTAGCATCGCCTCTGCTGGAAGCTGATTATCATCTGCACCCGTGAAGGGTGTCGTTTCTCTGAAATCGTACAATTAGACTAGCCCCTTTCGATAATTGCTTACCTTTGTCAAACGATTAAGCTCTGTTTGCATTGGGTTTGCGGTTGCACGAGCAACCTCTCGGCCGTCAATGTACAGCGGAACCTCAATCGTTTGCTTGCGAGTGTAGTTGACATCAAGATTTGAAGACAAGGTTGCTCCTTGAACACTGCTATTGAGCGACTGCAATGATGCATCAAAGGGAGAAGTATTCACCGCCGGCATCGTAACAGCAGCACTATCAGCAATAGCTTGTGCCATGCTCGAAACGTTCTTTTGGACATTTGAGAACTTGTCAGTAAGCCCTGCATTTAAGCCGTTCATAATTGCGTTACCAGCAGGTATGAGCAACTTAGCATCGTAACTGATTGGTCCTTTATGCTTTTTGATCCATGAAGCGATACCGCCAACAAAGTTTTTAACAGCTTCCCAAGCAGCTTCTAACCCCTTTAAGAATCCATTCATAATCGCTTTGCCGGCGGCAAGAAGGTCAATATGGCTAATTTCTTTCAGCAAGTATGACCCGATCTGTCCTACGACTTTGAACAAGTCAGGAATATGATTAATAAGCCCGGCCACGAGTGATCCAATTAGTTGAATAGCCGCCCCTAGTAGCTTGGGAGCTTCTTGAATAAGTGTTCCAACAAGCTTAATGACGATTTCAACTGCGGCGGTGATAATCTGAGGCAGGTTGTCCATAAGGCCATTTGCAAGAGCAATAATAAGCTTAACAGCCGCATCAATAATCATTGGTAGATTGTCAATTATTGCATTTGCCAATACGGTTATCAGCTGTAGAGCAGCACTGATAATCTGATTAATATTCTGAATAAGCCCACTAACCAGAGCCGTGATAACTTCTACGGCAGCGCTTATGATTGCAGGCAAGTTTTGAGATATTCCTGTAACCAGTCCTTGAACAATTTGCATAGCACCGTTGATAATCTGGCTCATGTTTTGGAGTAGCCCCGTTGCGAGCGTTTGAATCATTTGCATAGCCGCAGTGATAAGCATTGGTAGATTAGCAACAATGGCATTCACAAGAGCCATAATCAAATTTATCCCGGCCGACATTAATTGTGGCAGTGCTCCAACTAACCCGGTAACAAGCGTTGTGATCATCGTAATAGCAGCATTCAGCATGTTTGCACTACCACCACCGGATGTTAGTGAGTTAACTAATGTGGTGATAATCTGAACTCCACCAGTGATAATCGCAGGGAGATTAGCGGTGATTGCATTTAGCAATGTCGTAATTAAGGCTTCTCCGGATGCAATGAGCTGCGGAATTGCACTAACAATCCCTGTAACAAAGTGAGTGATTACTTGTGGGCCCTGTGTAGTCGCCGTCTGCAGCATTGCTTGTATCTGTGTGCCAAACTGATTGTTTACCATACCAAGACCAGCAATAAGAGCCGCAATGACAGCCGCAGGTCCGATAACTGACAAGCCCATCTTCATTACTCCAGCCATTGCAGTCATGCCATTAGAAACGATTGAAGTCCCTAGATCAAATGATGTAGATAAACCTGATGAGATTCCATTTCCTAGTGTAGAGAATAAGCCGCTCAATGGAGCCAGCTTTGAAGATACGATTGATGTCATGCTAGACAATGAACTGCTAATCATGCTTGGCAGCTCACCAAACGGGTTGCCTATTGCTGACAGTGATAATCCTTTTTTGAACGTTGATGAAAATGATGAAACACTTGCACTCATGGCCGGAAAATGAGATGCAACTGAATTGGCAAGTGAACTAATGCCTCCGTTGAGTCTTTGCATGCGCGTTGATGCATTAGCAGTCAGTCCTACAACTTTCTGCATGCCAGAACTCAAAGAATCAAATCCTTCTGGTCCAATCTGTTCGATACCTTTTAATGCTGAAACAAAATTGCTGATTCCCTTTGGAGCACTTTGGGTTGCTGAAACAAAGCCTCTCACTTTGCTATTCATTCCGTCAAAAGCAGCACTAATGTTGCTAGTGTCCGTCAATCCAGAGAGAGCCCTGGAAAAACCGCTGGCTTCTTTGCTCCCTAATCCCAAGAAGGTACGAACAGCATTTGCTTGAGTTGCAAATCCAGCAAAGCCTGTCATTACGGGACCAATAACGGTTGATAAACCAATAAAGCTTTGAGCCATCTGTCCAAGTGCGGAGTCCGAGTTACCGGCCATTACCAATACCTTGTTGATGGTATCCAACATGCTCAAGTTGATATCGGAATTAGCATGTATGGCCGTGTTACGAAGTGATTCCCAGTTACCACTGATCTGTTCAATCTTTGACCCAATGTTTTTTTGCATCTCGTTAGCGCTGTTGGTAAGAACCGTATTAGCAACATCAGCGCTGGAGGAAGCACCATAAATGGCTTTACTCATCGCGGTCCAGCTTTGGCTGGCGTTATCGGATGTGCTTGCAACTCCTTCCAACAAAGGACCCAACGCCTTATATCCGGCTGTCCCATACATGGTTGTGAGAGCAAGTTGCTGTTGTTTTTCAGTTAAACCGCTTGTTGCCTTATTGATTTGGCTAAGAATATCTGGCAAAGAGCGCATTTTGCCTTGCGCATCATAATAACTGATTCCAAGACTGCTTGCCATTTCTGAGGCCGCTTTTGATGGCTTGATAATACGTGTCAATGCGAAGTTCAAGTCTTGCGCGGCCTGTGCGGCAGGAACACCATGATTAGTGATAAGCCCAATTGCTGTCGCCGTGTCTTGCATATTGTAACCAACGGTGCTTGCAATAGAACCAACGTCGGCAAATGCCTGCTGCATATCCTCAATAGTTGCATTAGATACGTTGGCAGTCTCTGTTAGAACGGCCGCTGCCTGCGCTGAGGAGCCTATACTCTTGCCCCAAATGTTCATAGCAACTTGAACAACCCCAGCAGTGGCCTGCAAATCAGCACCAGCCGCTGTAGCGGCCTTAGCGATTGCTGGAAACTCTTCTTTGATTGTATCTAAGTCAGCACCATCTTGAGCCATCTGAACCATAGCGTCAGCAGCGTCTTGCGCACTCAACGGAAGGTCTGCGCCCATCTTGTTAGCCACATCAGCTAATTCACCAATGTTTTTTGCAGTCCCACCGGCAACAACGGCTGCTTTGTTAAGACTGGCCTCAAATGTGCCATATGACTTCAAAGACTTGACACCCATAGCGGTTATCGCGGCACCAGCAATGCCCGTATACTTGCCCAATGAGGCAAGCCCACTGCTGATTGAATCTACTGCACTGTTTGCAACCGATGACATGTTCTCAAATGTTCCCGAGAAGTTCTTGTCAACGGCTGACAAGATGGCCTCAACGCTGTAACTATCAGCCATGTGCTCCCTCCTTTCTTTCAGATAACGGAATGATTTTGCCCTCGCGTTTTAATTGCTGGAATTCGGCCATCCTTTTTGCAAATACTTGGGCACGAGAACGCTTTAATTCTGTCTTGCTCATAAGTGAGATTTCATAATCGGGCTCATAGTTTGAACGCACTTGGTCAACAACTACTTTCTTGTCAAAGAAGTCATCAAATGTCTTGAACTTCGGCTTAGGATTCTTGCTCCCAGTTGTTGCCTGCACTTGCTGGTTCATCCATGCTTGCTGTGCAATTTCGTTCTGCCTATCGACTTGCTTAAGCTGATAGGCTTCCATACGCAGCTCATACTCAACAAGTGTCATACGTTCAATGTCTCGAATATTAGAAAAGCCTAGATAGGCTAACGAATTTAGCAAGATTTCGCGATACTGTTGCTCGCTTGTCTTGCTGTCGTCCTTATCTAGGCCTTCATGTTTTTTGTTGCCGCTTTGACCGCGTTAGCAGCTCGCATTTCTTCCGGAATCTGTTTAAACAGTGAGTCTAAGTCGGTCCCGTCTTCATCAATAAAGTCATCGACCTCTTTTGTGCTTGGTCGCTTTTTAGAAACGGCAGTTGCGGCATAGATGACATCCGAAAGAACCGCGGAGTCATATGACCCTAGCCCAACCAAAGCCTTAGCAACTCCCATGCCGAAATTGATTCCTTTGATTGAGGCCCCAATTGTCTTGTCGAGTTCGCGAACAAAGCGGACCCCAAAGTTAAGTTCATATTCTTTACCGTTAATGGTTAATTGCATGATTTAAAGTCCTTTCTTTTAAAGCCGCCCGGGTTTCACCCGTACTGTGACTTTCTTAGGCGACTGATTTCTAACTGTGAGCCCGTTTATTCTCCAGTGCCGCCCTGAGCTGGTGCAGTATCAGCAGTGTTAGTACCCGGATCAACAGCCTTGTCCCAAACTGTGCCACCACCGGTTGCATCGGATTCGGTGACCTTGCCAACCCCAAGGAATACGTAATCAACCTGTTCCTGAGTTTCATCATCGAGCGTTGTCCAGCCGCGTTTAGGCGTACCGTTAACTGAGAATGTGACATCACGAGTCGAGTGATCGTCAGGATCGTTGTCGCTGCTGTCTTCTTGCACGGTTACTTGCATGTACCATGCGTAATACTTGCCAGCAGCGTTCTTGCGTTTGCGGTAGAGAATCCAGAAGTCGAGCAATTCACCGTCAAACAGTGAGTCATACATTACGTCTGCGATTGCGGCTGTGTTATTCAGGAACTCGACTTCAAGATCGGTACTTGCCGAACTGCGTGTTGCGACATTGCCGTCCTTGGTAACAGTGGAATCACTGTCAACAGACGGGTCAAATGACAGTGACGTCTGCCAAGGGATAACTTGACCGCTAACCGTTGCTTGATCGCTATGTTTGCGAGCCAAGGCAACAACGTCCATGCCTTCTAGCACTTTTAATTCATTTGCCATGTTGTGGCCTCCTATAAAATATTGAGATTGAGTATCAGCGTGGCTCGATTGAGAACCGTGTCAGGGACACTCTGGTCTTGTGTGAACTCTTTTGACTGATCTTCTACACGTCCATAGAATCGGTAATCATCAGTTAGTACTTGCCCAATTGCGGCACGAAAAAAGCGCTCCGCCATATCAGATATGGTGAAACGCTGTTTTTTATCGCCCCAGATGTCGATGGTAATTAGCACATTGCCATTGAGTGACGTCTTTGTTGCAGTAGGAACAACTTGAATATCCCCAACAATGACGAATGGATACGGGGCGTTCTCCTGCTGCATGGGCAAATGGTCGTAAGTCTTGTACCCAGCTGACTGCGAAAACGCATAGAAGTAATCGTAGAGTTCTTGCTCTGGTGATGTGATTTGAATCACCTACTTTGCTGCTTGTTTAAGCTGATTAATAAACTGAACTTTCTGATAAAGAAACGCAGGCTTCAATACAGGACGTGCCCGCATGAAACGGGTCCCGTTTTCGGTGTATGGGTTGTATTCCATTGACATGCCAACTATGCCTGTTAGGCCGCCATCTTCAAGCGATAACTTGATGCCACGCTTGGTAGCACCAGTAGGATGAGCGTACACGGCGCCCGTCATTTGCTGGGATCGAGTCTGGAGCTGTGCTGTTTGCTGCTTGACGATTTGCTTGACAACATCCATCTTTGCTCGCTTAAGCAGGCCCGCTACCAATTTGTCCATGCCTTTTATCTGCATGTTATAGCTGATGCTGGCTTTGCTCATTTCGTCTCCCCCACAATCAAAGTGGCATTTTGAAGCGGAACACGGTCGGTATTAAGGGCATAATGAGTTGCTTCATCGTCAATCGTTAAATAGCTCCAATTGACCGTGATCGGCTCAACTAATCGAACCACTTTTGCCTTTTGAGCATAGTTTCCGAATAGCTGAACGCTCTTGTCGGTTCCCATGTCGGTGACGCTAGCAACTGCAGTGGCCATCTTTTTAACATCACCGTATTGATGCGTTTGCGGATTATATTCTTCATCCTCAAGCCAGAATGTAACCTCATGATCTAACCGCATATGATCACCTCTTTGGATAGCCAGAAATGAAGCTAACGGTACCAAGAGACTTGGCATTCTTCCCGTTGGCTTCTTTCCAGTCGTTGATGTCATCAGCGAAATCATCGAAGTCATTGGACTTGAAAGCGAACGACTGCCCCTCCTGCTCATAAGATGTCATGCCTTCGTTCTTACGCCGGTTATATCGGCGCACGCAGACTTCCAAGGCAATGTAGGCCAACTCACTAGGGAAGTCCTCATCTGTCCGCAAACCGAGTTTAAATCGTAAGGCCTGCGTGGTGTTTGTGATGATGAGATTCAGCACATCATCTTGTGCATCAGTTTTGATTTCCATCATCGTCTTCAAATCCGCAAGCGTTACTGGATCGGTATCAGCCATGTTATGCCTCCTTTCCGCCGCCCTGCTTTCGCAGCACTGTGGTTTTCATAAGCGACGGTTTTCAAGCTAGTTTGAAGGGACAAGCGCAAGCAAGTCTGCCTTCAAAGTCTTCCCAGTGTAATCAATGCTGTGGGCGTCCAGCCATGCTTTGATCTCATCAACGGTTTGAGCACTCGTTGGTTTGACATCTCCGCTAGGGTCGAAGCCGTCGTCATTTCCAGACGGCGCTACGGTTTTGGGATCAGCACCTTGGCCTGCAAGACGTTCTCAGCTTCTGGGAAGCTAGGAAGTGCAGTGGCTGCTGCTTTTTCCCATGTTGCAATTGGATCTTGCGTGGTTTCGTAAACGGTGGTGAACACATTGCCAACAGTTCCCTGTTGAACACCCGGAGTTGCGATCAAACGAGACTCTTCAGGGGTAGGGCCATAAACGGTTTGCCCGAGCTGGTCATCACCAAATGCTACCAAGGTGTCTTCTGGGAAGTACCGTTCAACGGTATAGATACCGTCGGCTCCCTGCTTGCGGTACTTGGCATCATACGTCACGATGGTTGGCAAGCCGAACGACTGCATAACCGCATTGAGACTGCCAACACTAGGCAACAGGCCTGCCGTCTTGAAGTAGTCAGCAAATGCTTTACTTCGAATCAGGGCAGTCTGTACCTTGGAAGAAGTCAGGATACGTGTTGGCACGTAGTCGAGCAGTGCAAACCAGTCTTGCAAATCCTTAATCGGATCAGCACCATCAGCATCCCAAGAAGTAGTTGCGGCAACTTGGTGCTCTTCTGGGACATGGTAATCAACATTGAAGTTGAGATTGTTCTCATTGATGGTGATCTTCCCAGTTGCCAAAGCTTCCATGCGCATCTTTTCAACGCGTGCATAAACGCCTTGAACCAAAACATCCAAGTCGTTGTACACAAGGCTGGTCAGGTAGTTCTGTTCAGCCGGTGTGCGCGGATTGCGTAATGCGATCAGGTCCTTTTCCTTAAGCTGCATCTTGCGTTTGATGTAGCCAAGTTCAGCGGCCTGAACACTCGCTTCACGACTGCCAATCTCCGCTTCCGTATCGAATGCAGAAATAGATGCCACGATAGGCGTCTTAGACCCACCACGAAGAAATTCAAAATCCAACTGATTAATTTTGGTTGATGGGAATAGGGTGTCCCCAAGTAATTGCGGATACTGGCGGTTTTGAACGTAATCAAGAACCGTCTTTTGATTAAACAAATCTAAAATAGCTGGCATAAGTTAATCCTCCTTAGTCAGAAACGTGGCTGAATTTGATTTCTTTCAGCGCAGTGATAGCATCAGCGGACGGCTTGACTGGCAAGCGAGCTGCGTTCACATATCCTTCAACGATGACGCCTACCGGTTGAGACCCTTCGCTGACATCAACATCATTGATAGTCACACCGACTGCCGTTGCATCGTTCTTGGGATAGATAGAACCTGCTGGCAATACACCATTTACGACACCATCAGTTGAACTGTCGGCTTGGCGAGTGAATGAAACGAATTTTTCGCTATCTAAGAAGTTGATCTCAGATGCGGTTGCCTTTTTACCTGCGTACATAAAAGTACCTCCTTATTTTTGCTTCCATGGATCGTTAACAGCTTGGCTCTGCTGATTCCGTTGCTTAGCAAATGCCGCACCTGGAGTCTCCACCTTTGAACCGTGAGTTTTGGGTGTGCTGCCCTTAAGCAACTCTTGACGGACACCTTCAGCTACTGCCTGATCATGCACAATGAGCCACTTGACATTTGCCTCAGTTGATTCCGCCTCTGGCGTTACAACGTGCTGCAAATCGTCTTCTGTGACCGTCAGCTTGGCGTCTTCAAACATCGATCGAGCCTGTTTACCCATTTCATAGGTGGCAAGCTGTGACTTGAGTTCGTCTCGCTCTTTTTGAGCTTTTTCTAGCTCATAATCCTTCTTCTGGTCGGCATTCATCTTTGCCAGCTTTGCAGCCTCGTCAACGGCAGCTTGCTTTTCCTTCTCGGCACGAGCAAGACGCTTTTTAACAATATCGTTGACCTGTTCATCGGTGTAGGTATGCTGATCAGAGCTTTCATCAGAACTGTCTTGGTCATTTTCCGAGTCTTGAGTGTTGGCGTCATTGTCACTTTGAGATTCGTTGTTTTGCTGGTTCTCTTGACTACCGTCAGCACCAGTATCTTCAGCGAAAAATTGCAAATTCATCGGCATTAAAATCTTAGGAATCATGTTCAGAACTCCTTCCACAGCTTTTTAGACGGATCAGGCTTGCGTCTTAATTTACCGGAGCTTTTAGAGTCGATCACGCTTGGACTTGATTGCATAAAAATAGCCGCTAGCTGCGGCTTAGAAATTATTCAGCTTCATCGTCTGGTGCATAAGCCGCAATGGAGCATCGGCAATTTGGGTGGACGGGAATATCCGGCACATCATCAACCTTGTATATGCCTTCACCTGTTCTGCCACCTTCTGAAATCTCCTTGCACACGTCACACGCATCCGGTTCTGCCACCCACTTGCAATAGTTATAGCCAAACTTGTGGAAGCTATCTAACTGAGCTTGCGTCTGAACCCAGGCTGACTCAGTACGTGCAATTCGTTCTGTCACATACCGATAATTGTCAACTTTGTCGGCTACTTGATCGCGCAACTTGCGAGCAATCTTTAGTGGACTCTGTCCTTGAATGGTGGGGGAAGTCAACAGTTCATCCAGTTCAGCCTTAAGAATGTCTTGGTTGATCCAAATGCGCTGTGAGAAGGTGTAATCTCCCTCTCGTTTGGAGAGCAGCTTGGCTAAATCAGTGTAGCCGCCCTTAGATACCGTCTCTCCAAATATTCCGGCTTGCCGTTTGACCTCGGATTGATAATCATCGCTCAATTTTGAGATTAGATCAGCGTTCACTTTCATGTGTGCATCAAGCATTTCTTGACCAATCTCACTCTTGAGCATTTCTAAGCGATTAATCCGCATGGTAGCGTTGTACAGCTTGAGACGATCATTGACATCCTTGCTAAAGTCGGAATATTTGAGCGGTTCGCCGTTGTACATCTTTCTAGCATCATCGACGATCGACTTTGCTTCCGCTTGATAAGCTTTAATATCGGTGGCCATCACTGCTTGACGCGCACCGGCCATACTGTCGTTGCTATATGCGGCATACTTGGCAAGCTCTGAATCAATATCCTTTTGAATGTCGGTTAAAGCTTTGTCAAAATATTCCTGAATTCGGGCATTGAACGCCTCGTCATTCTTAAGGTTCTCAGTAATCCACTTTCTTTCAGCAGCCGTTCGTTTATTCCAATATGCAGAATTACTTGCTATCTGTTTCTGAGTCGTCTTCGCCATCAGCATCACCGCCATTCAGATATTTCTGGAAGTCTGGACTTGATGCGCTGTTAGTAGCAGCGTTTTTTGCTTTTTGTGCGGTCTCATCAGCGATACGTTTAATCTCAGCCTTAGGATCATCGACAAACGAAAGAGTGCTTAGCATGGTTTGATCTGATACAAGCCCTTTGAGCTTAGAAGCCGCGTCCGCTTCGTCGGTAGTGCTTTCCGGTAAATTACGTGTGAATGCAAAGTTAAGCTTTTGCCAATCATCAGATTTACTTTCTGGCAGGATCGTCCCAACACTGAATGCTATTTTGTAAAGAGACCTGAGTGATTGAGTGAACTTGCGGTCCTGATTGGCTGCCAAATTCCGCATTGGCAAAAGTTTATATTGTAATGCGACGCCTGAACTATTTTCTGAGAACTGAACATCGTTCAAGTTGGCAACCATGCTTATCTGATAGATCATGCTGATGAGGCGATCAATGAGGTGCTCTTGGATGGCATCGCCATCAGGCTTGGTAAGAAATTCAGCTACGCCTTGAGCAGAATCGGCGTCTGGCGCATAGATAATCTGGTTGCCATTAAGATCGAGTTCGGGGTTGCCGTCATCGTCCTCATCGAGTTTCAGCCCCTTAAGAACCAAGTACGCGTTGTCAAAATACTCATTCTGGTTCGCTTTCTGGCTTAGCACCTTGTCTAAAGCATTGATGAGCGTTTCGACGTTCTCAAAGATGCCTTGGCGCTCGGTATTCATGAAGAACTCAACTGCTGGTACTTCGTTAAACGGGTTAAATCCGTCTGTTCCTTCGAGACGTGTCATATCAAGAGCGTATATGCCATCTTTCAGATATGCCTTTCCGGTTAACGTCTTGTCTTCATCGTGCCAATACATGACAAACGCAATGGCTTTGTGCGCTACCGTGTCGTCATAGATGATGAATGAATTGATAGGCGAGCTGTATGCAATACATGTCTTGCTGTCTTCGTCCTGGTACAAAAAAGCAAGCGCCCGTCCGTAAATGGCTGCTTGCTTGCTGATCTCGCTTAATTTGTCCTGAACGCTGTTCGTATCGTTCCACTCTTGCAGCACGGTGTTGTCCTGTGTGTTGTCGAGCGTGATCTTTGGTGGAATGCCAATGTAAAACCCATTGTAGGTATCCACGATATAATGAGCCAAGTTGCCAACAAGACGGTTGTCTGGTCCATGATCCTTTTTTGCATCATCAATAATCTGATGCTGACCGAGGTACATTTTCTTTGCTGGAAGGTACTTGTTTTTAACCAAATCATCATTGGCTGCAATAAACGCATTGATGTCATCGCCAGTCAATTCCTCATCGGTCGGAAAAATAAACACGTCACCGTCTGTAATTGAGCCTTTCCCTTGAACTGTTAATATGATGGCCACCTCCTTAGAAGTATTTGCTTGTGTTCTTGAATGCTCGTGCCTTGTTGGCCTGGCTAAGTTTCAACTGTCCGGCATTGTCCATTACCATATATTTGAAAGCATCGACCGTGTGATCGTGCTCTTTAATTACGTGTGGATCGTCAGAATGTGCGGTCTTCTCATCCCACTGGTATTGCTGATGTTCTGAGATGAATATCTTGTTGTCGTCATTGTCCAAGTAGAACACACGTCCTTGAGCAAGCAAGTTAGACACAAAGTCAATCATGTCCGCTTCCTTGCCCTTGACAATGCCATGCCAGCGAATGCCGAACTCTTTAACAAACTCGTTTCTCAGCGCACCTTCAGCAGAATCAATCGTGTATTTAAGCACGGGATGATTATATTTTGACCTTACCTTATCAATAAACGACTTTATCTCTGGCACAAGGTCACTTGGTGCCTTCTTCACGCTCTTATTAGCTGGAGAATAGTAATAGGTGTCTAGCACGATCAGGTTGTTCTTGGCCGTAACAGCGGCCGCCACGCACGTGGTTGCGCTATTAATATGGCCAGCATCTATTGAGAAGACAAGACGCCTAATTGGATCGTTGCTTGGCACCTCATCCAGCCTATGAAACAAATCCATGTTGTAGACGTTGGTTCCTAATCCAATCACATCGCCAAGATAAAGCCAACGGTAGTAGTCATAATCGTTGGCTTTATACTTGTCGATCAGTCTAAGCTGCTGTTCGTCAGTGAATCCAAGATCATCATCGAGATAAGTTGATTTGTCGATGAAGAAATCGTTGTCTCCTCTAACACTATCGACCCACTCGTTAATCCAGTCATACGGATTCTTCGGCGGGTTATACGTGTAGAAGACTTGAACCTGATCAACCCATGGTGATTTCTGTCGAATGAAGGTTGGATTAGTTTGGTCAAACACTTCAGCAGATTTGAAGTTGGCTGCCTCTTCATACCAGACAGCAATCACGTTACGAACGGTGTTAGACTTCAGCTTTTCAGGTTTATCACCGCCATAGAAGTAGAATGTGCTACCAGTTCCGCGGTGCGTTATGCGCATAGGCGATACGTTGAACACAAACTCGTCTGTCATTTTGAGCATGTCAATTGCCCAACCAATTTGGCTGTAAACAGTGTCACGCAAGTTAACCGTGTTCTCTCGAACGACGATGATATTGGCTTTATGGCCTTCTTGTGCTTGCCTTTTCAACATCATGACAAGTTTCAGACTGACTGTCGATGATTTAAATGAGCCACGACCGCCGTTTAGTATCAAGTACGGTGCCCTTGAATGCCAAAACGGATAGAAATGTGGTTGCACCATCTTACTTAACTTAATCATCTTCTGGGACGTCATCGACAATCACCGTCCTATCTTGCGAATCCGCATCAGTAAGCAGCTTAGCCTTGGCTTCCATGATGTCAGCCTCAGCTTTAGACTTGCGAACTTCTTCGGCCACTTTTTCGGCTTGTGCTTCGTTCAATTGCTTGAATGCTTGATCACGGAACAGCTCCGGCTTGCGATTCTTCAACCAAAAGATTTGGGCTGAGGTATCCGGCGCAAGTTCGTTCTCATTGACCATTATTGGTATCTTTTCATAAGTGGGAACGTTCTCAATTGATGCTTGGACAAGTTCCTTCCTAGTGAACTCTGGATGATCAATCTGATGTTCATTTCGCCACCTAGCTCTTTTTGCCTCCAATACGTCATCTCGAATAGGGACCATTTTATAAGTCGTATTAGTGATGGTCATACCTAAAGCCCTTTTAACTAGCGAACCAGCAACCATTTGATCAACAACTTCTTTTCCCCTCTTTAGGGCGTCAGAAATGTCAGAATACTTTTTCTTCCAGTCATAAAGTGTTGGCCTCTTGATACCGATGTTATGGGCTATTTGTTCATCAGTTAGGCCGTCTCGCGCCCACCCCTCTATGAGAGCCAGTTTTTCTGGTGTCTGCCATTCTTGATATTTCCCTTTAGCCATCACATATCACCACACCTCCCACGCTTTTTCTTGTCTTCCTGAGCTTTCTTCTGAGCTTCCTCTTTGGCGAGTTTCCCGATGATTGAGGCCTCAGCCTTCGACATGTAGCCGAAATTGGTCATCACCATTTGAGCCATGAAATCACCTCACACATAGTAAATAGCCCGGGTATCACGGTCACTGTATTCGACCAGCTCAAACGTTTTGTGAGCAACCACGCCAATATCATCAGTCCATTTGTCGGTCGGCTTGCGAGTCGATACTTGACGCTGAACGAATCCGCCTAGGTCTTTGCTCATCTCTGAATGCAGATGTCCCGTGAACAGTTCGCGGTTCTGTGCTGTGCCTAACATGAAGCCGAACTCATCGAGATATTTTGCAAGGTAATTGTTCTTGCCCTTGTCACCATGAGTGGCACCAATGAAGTTGTGGCCTAACATTGCACCTTTGTAATGCTTCAGTGATATGTCCCAAGTGATGTTTGTTTGGTTGCTGTAGGCACGTTTCAATAGACGCGCAAACATATATCCAACTGACGGATCATGATTTCCGGCACAATACATGACCTCACACTCATTGGCATTCTTAATGATTGCTTCAATCAGTGTCTCGAAGTATTGTTCCATTTCATTAACGGTCTCGCCTAAGTCAGTTGTTTCGAGCTGTGTGCCCTTTGCTGTGGTCGAGTTGATGTTATCCACATGAGCCAGATCACCGCCCAGAATGAGCAATATTTTGGCGTAGTGGCCGCGTTCAATGATTTCTAGTTGCCGTTTAAGAGACTCAGCATAGACGTCGAATGTGTGACCGTTGAAGTGTGTATCAAATGCAGGAATGACTAGATAGCGATCTGATTCCACAAAAATAGGAGCCTTAGCTTGATACGGCTCCTTATGTGTGATGATGTCATTCATCAATGATTCATATTGTTCAGCCTCAACTAACGGCCTAATTTGTATCTTGCTCTGGTATAACGTTGCTTCAGGCGTCTGCTTCCAGTAATTACTTGTGGCACGTACAAGCTCCCACTTTGTGTAATCATACCCGTGAGCTTCCAGAACCTCTCTGGGAGACATTTTGCGGCCCCTGACGACTTTAAGAACGGTTCCACTAGACTGTGTTCCGTCTGAATCGTATTCATTCTTCAGTGGTTTTTGGAACTCGATGCCAAGCCGTCTTGCTTTGCTTTGAAGAGCATCATAGCTAATCCCTAGCTTGTCTGCCGCCTCGCGTCTGGTAAAGCCTTCAGAGGCGAGCTTCCTAATGCCACTGATTTGTTCATCTGTCCATTGCATCTACTCGCCTCCCGAAAATATGTATAAAAATAGCACCTCGCCGTTTGGCGGAGTGCTACTATTCTGATGTTTCTTGCACTTAATCATGCTGCAACGGTAGAAAGACTTTAGTCTCCATTCTTGGCACGATCCCACTCTATTTTTAGGTACCTGCTGACTGCATAACTAACATCTGAAAAATAATTTTCAGGTAATTGATTAAATATGTCTTTTATATCTGTACCGCCCACATAACCCTCACCAAGTCTCGATATTCCATCCTTAGATAATCTTGACATTTCTTCAAATAAAGTCACCATTATTAAATTAACATTCACATTGTTTTTCTGGCTTTTGAGCTTTTTCATAATGTCAGAATGAGACATTTTTTTGTCTTTAAAATAGCTAGTTTTATAGCCAAAAAACAAAGTTAGGACGTTTGAGCATTTGATAACGGTCATCATATTCTTGTGATATGTTTTTCGTCTATTTATTGTGATGCTTTCATCAGAACTGGAGTTAACATAATCAAGTAAGGCCTCACCACTAGAAATAAAATTCACTGCTGCAACACGCACTTCTTGAATCCAATGAATTCTAGACGAAGACTTCAAGTTTGCATCTATTTTTGCTTTTTCGATATTATTTCTCTGGTTAAATTCCGATTTTCTCAAACTATTCTGCTTTTTTTGAAACCTTATCGTACTGTAAACAGAATAAGCAGATACAAAAACAGAAATCATCGTCAAGATACTCTCATAATTTGCCACCTCAATCACCTCAAGAAAATAGTACTCCAGTACGAACTGGAATCCTACATTGAGGTGATATCTAGCGTTCTTGGAGTGATAGGCTCAAAAGCGAGCGGGCGGAGTTGCACCGTCCCGTTTCAGCATTGCTTAACCGGTATCAATGCCTTCCCTTGTCTGTTGCTCACACGATTGATGGGCGAGCCGCATCTGCCCCATCACTGCAATCTACTAGCATAATAGATTGGCTTACTATGTCGCGCTAACATAGCGGTTAAATTTCTTGACGCTGCAAAACGTCGCAATTATCGGCCGTATATCGCTGGTCGGGATTTGCACCCGACATGACTATAGGAATCAGATGAGTTTGGTATAGGACCACATTTCATCTTTGCGTCTACCTATTCCGCCACAGCGATTTGCTCGCTCTCCCAGTGTCGGATGGGGTCATCGCAAGCTGTGTCCGGTCGCTAAACTGGACAATGTGGCATGCGGGAATCGAACCCGCCTGACTATCACAGTCAGTCCATTTGCCACGCCTTGCCACAGCTTTATCATCACTGAGGCTCGGAAGAACAAACCCGTGTCTCAGGTTTCTCACCTTTGGCACAATACCATCATATGATGTTGACTATCCGCGAAGTGTCCGCTCTTTGTCCGCAAAGTGTCCGGTCTAGAAATAGGTAACAATTTCTGTAGGAAAAGGTGGCCAAAGCTCAGCAAAAGCACAAAGTGCCTCTTTTTTAGCATCATAATATGCTGTATGCCCATAACCAAGTCGTTGCTGAATAGCAATATCTTTCATTGGTTGGGGAAGCAAGTACGCTAATTTAATGATCTTTGCCCAGTTCGGGTCTTTACTTACGTTTGGCATCGCCTTGTTAACAATGTAATCGCACTGTGCTACCAAATCCTCGTCATCAAGAGTATTAATGATTCTGTCCTCATTACGATTAGAAACAGTATCATTTCTAGGCATTCCATCAAGAGTGGGCGATTGAATTGATACGGCACCACGCAAAGTTTTGGACTTAGCCCGAGGATATTCTAGTAAAACACGTTCAGCATTGGCGGCTGTTTCATCTCGATCTTTTTTGCTTCTCTTGCCAAAGTAACTCGTTGCTCGCACCACTGCGTCCACTCCTTATGGTATAATTTGTCTGGGTTTGTAGGATAAGCGTGCCGCGATGGTGCGCTTTTGTTATACTGTTTTCGGAGGCATTTCAATATTATAAAATCAATTAAAAATGTTGTTGTCTACAGTGCCTCTAGCGTGCCCTTCATCCGGCGCGCTTTTTGTTTACCCAAATGCGGCCTTCCAGAGTACCTTTACAACCCAGCACCCTACAAGAATGAATACCGCTGTCGTAAATGCACAGCCTGTGAAACAACCACCGAGTATTCCGGTCTCCACAAGCCTTTCTGACTTGGATTGACGTTCATCAGTCATTCGCTTTCCTCCTCATGTGGCTCATATATGTCAAGATCAACGTCTTCATATGGAAGCACAAAACCTTGAACAATACTTATTTTCATTGTTCTTGACCCGTCTTCATCTTCCGCTCCTAAAATTGCTATCATTTCATTTGGCAACGGAGTTACACTCAAAAAATCGTCTTTATTAACGTTAATTCCAGACTTCTTAGCAACTTCAATTGCTTTTCTAAACTGTTTCGAAACCCAGTCCGTCGTATCCACTTGTTTGTGTTCTTTCTTCATTTCATTTTCCTCTTTTCCAGTTAGCCCACATCCACATTGCAGCGCCTGAGATTATCAGTATGACGGCAATCATTGCTTTGCTTCCAGCCTGCGCCCGCACATTGGGCAATAATTAATCACGATTGGATCATCAACCTCAGCATTATCAAAGCCAACAGCTTCGCATGTGTGTATTGCTGCACCGTTTATTTTTTCAGGCTCGATTCTATCCCATTCGTTTCCACCAGTCATACCGATTCGAAGGAAGTTGCCAAGTTCTGATTCAATGAGCTTATGTGGATCATGACAATATGGACAGTTTTTCTGGTTCTTCGTAAAGGGGGTCGAATTCGACCCCTTTTCCACTTTTTCAGTCATGGTTTTCCTCCAATAGCTCCGGATTCTCAAAGATGTTTCCGATGACCTCGCACTCTTCAGTTAGCCGTTGCCAAATACCATTTCCTCCATTGTCAAGCACATATCCAGCGGCATATGTTTCGTAGCTAACCGGTGCTATTACTGGTTTCCCATCTTGATTTCTAAGGCCAATATCTAAGACATCGCCTTCGTATATTTCCCGACCGTTCTTGTCATGCAGTCCGGTATATTGTTCGACAATGTATTGCTCGTTATCCAAGAATCCGGCAAAGCACTCTTCGTCATAAACAGCATCCTCACCATTTTCATGCTTAACGCAGCCGCTCAGCATGTCATATGCTCCCTGCACGTCATACAAGTAACACTCGTGCACCTTATCCCACGCTCTGAACTTAATCTCTCGTTTCATTTTTCCGCCTCCAATTTCACGATTTCGCCTGTTTCCTCAACGCGCCAGACACCTAGCACCCAGGCTTTTGCCATTATTTCTTGCTTGCGCCGATAACCTGCACTATCGAACCCCTTGGCAATTTCTCCATCCTTGAATGCCATCCACCATCTAACGGTTTGGGGCCGCATTTCCATACATAGCGTATCTGCTAAGGTGGCATTCTCGCGCTTACATTTTTTGATCCATCCACCAACCTCTTTAGGAATCACCGGCAGATCATCTGGCAAGGCGGAGTCATAACGCTTCTTGTAGTCGTCCAATGTCTCTCTAGGCCAACCGTTGAAGAACACTTGATATCCAGCAAGACGGTTCCAAACTGCTTCGAACACGTCCCGCTTCGTCTCATTGCTCATAGCACGCACCTCCATCCGGTAGTTTCGAACATTGCATAGGAATCATCAGCGTTCTTCTTTTTCAAGTAATTAAGTTGAAGAACTGCTCGCTCACGGTTGAAGTAGATGGGCGATACACGGTGTGCATTTCCAAAATCAGACACCTTGGCCACGAAGTAACAAGCTCTCCCACCACTTTTTAGGTTCACTTCTTGTTTATTCATCGTTCTTCTCCTTCTTGATCTTCACGAACCCCGCAGTTTTAAGAATTCGAGTGCGATCTGCGTCAGTTATTGTGGTAGCTTCTCCATGGTTCATGCCAGCTTCCCATACGGTATCACTGGGGTTTCGTTTGTATATCTCCTCGATGAATGCTGGGTTTATGCAGCTACCATCTTCAAGCTCAACGAATGCCATCGTCAGTCACCTCCCTGAATGTATTCTTTAAATACCTCAGCGTTTTCACGAACTGCGTCTCTAATCTCAATAGCACTACCATTCGTTTTTGGTGCATTACTAGTGCTATCAAAAGCATCAGTTAGTTTTTGTAAGGCAACATAAGCAATGTCTCCCCATGTTTCAATGGCTTCAAGTGACTCATTGTCAGCGTTGGTTTCGCCATACCATCGTGGGGCATCAATGAGTGCTTCAAGCAAGCTACTAATCTGTTTAGAAGTTAATTTATTAGTCATCGTCAGTCACCTTGCTGTTCGTGGCAATCCCCGCAATTCTTTCAATGTCTGATTCTGTTACACCAACGCCAAAGCATTTTGCTGTTTGAAAGCTATTTTCATTTGTGATCACCGGCTGTTTGAAATAAGCCACCATTTCATTATTTGAGATGTATGATACCGCCGATATATTGAGCAACTTCCCACTATCTAACTTAATCAGCATCGTCAGTCACCTCTTCTTTTTCGCAGTCTTGCAAGCCGTAATGCTCGATCTCTGATTCAGTGAACTTGCCACGAAGTTCTTTATCCGCTGGGCAAATCGTCAACAAATCTGTATCGCTGGACTTGTAATACCAAACCTCTTTGGTATGTGGCACCTTGACGTTATATTTCTTCTCCTTTGCCACGGTGTATCCATTGGCATAAGCGTCCATCAGTAGCTTCTCCAAACAATAGGAACTACCAGTATGGTCAGAAATATAGGATGCTGGAAATTGAGACTTGTTTGCACCTTCAACGATTTTGGCTTGTTCCTTGCTTAGCACTACCTTTTCAGGTTCCTCAACGAATGTGACAACGTGACCACCATGATGTTTTGCATCTTCTTCACGCTCGGCTTTGTCTGGTGTTACCCATGCACCGGAACCAAAAGTATAGCCTGGATCCGCCCACTGACCTTCATCGTTCTTCACCGCGTACAGTTTTTCTTCGCTTATTTTTCGTCCTCTACTTTCGTAAGCTTGTACATAATTCCTTTGATGTCCACGTAAATCGGCTCACCGGTCACTTGGCTGATGTAAACATCGTCTACTTCTGACTCAATTGGTCGGCCTCCGTTACATTCATTCAGCGTTATCTGTATATAGCACGTTTCTGCTCTGGCATACCGGATCTTTTCGCCGGTGGTAGAACTCCTTTGAGACGCAATCTACGAATCTTGGCTTGAATAGTGCCAACGTTTCGATTTAATATTTTCGTCAATTTGTCATAATTTGCTGTCACGCCAAAACTGTCAAATTCGATATTGTTGATAAGGAGTAATAAGTCCGATTCAGTCCACTTTTTTACCAGCATAGGGCCCTGCTTTCGGCAAATAGATTCAATGCCGTATTTGGTTCTGCCCATCATTTGAGCTATTTCTTCGTGAGTATGTGTTGATCGAAGTTTCATGATCATTTGCTTTTCTCTTTTGCTATAGAAGCTTCCATACTTTTCTATCTGGTTTTCTTTGCAAAAATTCGGCAGTTCGCCACGATGTCTGAGCTTGTTTGCAGCGTGTTTAACGCCCAGCACGGTTCTCCCAAACATGTCGGCGAGTTCTTCATAGTTGAGGATGGCATTTGTATCAGCTGCCATAATCACTTCATCTTGAAAGCGATCAAGTTCTTCAGGCGTCCAATTTTTGTTTACTCTGTCTTGTTTCATATCGTTCACCTCACAAAGCGGCCATTAATTGTCCGATCTTTGCATCTGCCGAAGTCTCTGTATCTTTCAGCAAATGGATATAGACCTTCTGGGTTGTCAGCGAGCTAGAATGGCCTAACCGTTTTGCCACAGCCTGTAAGTTGATACCCTTGCCAATCAGCAACGATGCATGTGTATGCCGCAATCCATGCGCCGATATAACGGGAACGCCAGCATTCTCACAATGACGTTTCAAAATGTCATTAATGGTCTCGTTGTATATACGCTTTCCGTCTGGTACAAATATTGGCTTATCCTTCGGCAAATTTTGGATCAGCATTGCAAACTTCGCTGCAGTTTTGTAGTCAAGCGCAATCGTTCGCACAGATGATTTATTTTTTGTAGGGGCAAACTTACCTGTGGCGCTTTTGTAATCCCAAGTTTTGTTAATCCTTAGTGTCAAAGAGTCGAAATCAAAGTCTGCCGGTGTTAGACCAAGAGCTTCTGCAAATCGTAGTCCCGTCTTGGCAAGCATCAAAATCATGTAATCGTAATCTAGTTCTTTTCCCAAATTGAGATCTTGGAGAAGTTTTTCTAATTCTTCTGGCTGCAAAAACTTAATCTTGTGTTCTCTGTGCCTCGTTCCGCCAATAACTGCGCGCAAGGTTGGATCTCGCTTAATCAGTCCTTCGTCTAGAATGTCCTGAATCACGCATTTGAGCTGGTGATGAAAGTCCATGCACGTTTGATGCTCATGTGTCTCTGCATACTGGCTAAGAAGCTGCTGATAGCTTCTGCGGGTAAGCTGTGTCACCTTTAGTTGTGGTGCCAACAATTTGATCACTCGCTCGGTGTTCTCCCACTTGCGATAGGTCACTGGGGTCACATAATTGTGCTTGTATGTCTCAATCCACTTTTTGAAATAGGTCTGAAATAGCTGTTCATTTCTCTTCAAGTTTGTCCTCCTTTCCCGCTGCTAATTTCTGAATGGCTCCGTTGTATCTTGCGGGTATCTCTGTTGATTCAATGTGACTTTGTTCAGGTTCTAGCCATTGTCGAATATCAAATTCTTGTTCAACGTCTTTGCTATGCGGCATCACATTTACTGTGCTGAAATGCAAATAGTCATCTTCATCGTTTTGGATGAAATATACTTGTCTAGCAACACGTGTCAGGCTATCGCCGTGAACAATTGTTGCGTTCATGCCGCGAATGGCACAATTGAATATCAAAAACGGCAACGTACTGTCGCCAAGCTCTTCAAGGTGATAAAAATACATGCTTGGCCGATAGTCCCACGGCTTGTGCTTCAAACGGTCTTGTTGCCATCGTTGAATCATCATTGAGCCAGTCCCAGCGGCAACCTCGTAATACTCGCTACTGTCATTCGATCCAATGAGCATGTTCACGAGCTTGCTGATGCTTTCAGGGGTGAAATCTTGTTTCTTGTCTTTGCGGTCAGCTTGAACACTCATGAAATATTCTGAGAACCAGTCATGCGATACGTCTGTGCTGACATCTAGGAATTGCTTAAAAAGCTCGTTACGCTTTTGCTGATCCATGACAATGCCCATCAATGCTGCTGGTGCCTGCTGTGCCTCACGAACACCTAACAGTTTGTGAACGACATCTGCTGTGAATTTGGTCGTCATTTTCTCGCCTCTTATAGTTGTTCTTCCGTGAATAGCCCAGTGTGATAGTCATATCTAGCAATCGTGATCGGTATTTTGTACCTGATCATGAACAGCAGCATTTTCTGCTTAGAATCTCGCGTCAGCGTTGCGTTTCCACCTTTGACGTCCACCACTTTCGTTAGCTTGCCATTTTCGTAAAAGCAGAAATCTGGAGTGTGTCTTCGTGCTGAATACCGCTTGCCATTTATCACGAATGCCGAAATAATCTCGAAATGTTCCTGCATCGTGATCTTCTGTGGCTTGTTGCGTATCAGCATGTAATAGGCACCCTCTGCTTTGCTTGCGAATCGAATGCCATCAATCACAACCGGTTGCGCGTTGTATTTGCCTCTGCGTCTCTTGCGGATAACCATGGCTAACGACTCACGACCTCTTCATGCCCGTTGTTACGACTCGGCAACTTAATCTCAAACTCGCTTGCAACCCGCTTAACGAACGTTGTTGACTTCCCGATCCGCTTTGCAACGTCAATCAGCGTGTCGCATTGTGAGGCCGCTTCTGCAATCCCGCGCGCGTATTTGGCACGGGCTTCTTTTCGCTTTTTTGAAATCTTTTTAAGGCCGTTGTTGACTGAAGTCTTCAAAATGTCGCTGTCATCAATACCGGACACCGCACGTTTCTCGACAATCGCTTTCTTTGATACAACAATCCGGTTGTTGAACTCTTGCTTCTCTATTTTTGAGAATGCTTCGCTTTTCGAGATGTCTAGCATTGCAGAGTTCTCGTAGCGCTTAAGTAATTCAGCCTTGAAACCGCGCCACACTTTGTCGCCCTGCTTGTATAAACGCACTGTTACTTGTGTCATGCTTTCTTCTCCCCTTGCTTATCAGGCCTCAGTTCGTCAAGGCTAACGCCTAGAGCGTCTGCAATTCGGATCATCGTTGAAAATGACGGATCTTTGCTTTGGCCTGTTTTGATTGAATAAATAGTTGTTGGATTTTTATACCCAGCAACTCTGGAAAGTTTCCTGATACTGTAGCCTTTTTTGTTCATAATTTTTTCGATGATGTACCACATATTGATTCTCCTTCGATCTAATGTACGATATGTTGTTTTTGTCAGTGCACTATCGTATGCTTAACATGTACGAGTGCTAGTACACCCGTAACTATCATGTTAGGAGGTGAATATCATGGCCAAAAAGTTTAATTTGGGGTCAAAATCTGATATGCGCCGGTTTATGCGTGCAATTGAAGAAGAAGCAAAAGACAAGGCGTCCGATGCTATCATCAATCATTCTTATGATTTTGAATGCCCAAAGTGTGGGACGAAATTTATGGTCCGTGTTGGTTCGCCAAATGTGTGTCCTAAATGCGGCACTTCTGTGAACCTGAAGTTTGATAAAGATTCCATCTAGTCGTCAATCTTCACTTTCGGCTCAAATCTTTGTATTTCATCGAGTGTTTTTTCTAACTGTCTGGCCAAGTTTTCGGCTTGGCTAAGCAACTTTTTTAAATCTTTAGCATTCGTAAAATTCACGTGTTTTGTAATCACTTTTCGGTCATTCATGATTTTGCCTCCTGTGTTTTATCTCCAAGTGATCTTAATTTTTTTAATTGCTCAGCCAATTTGGCTCTGTCTTCTGCGGACGCTTTTTTGTGTTCTGGTTTGTAACCTTCCTGCGCCCAATCCGGTAGCTTCTCGGTTCGTGTTTGACGGTTAGATGCATACTTCCGATTGGCTTGAGCTGCCATGGTGTCATACTTAGCTCTCAGCTTTGATGCGCTTAGGATGTTCGTTTGCCAAAACGTGTCAAGCTGACACCAGTCAATCATCTTGTGGATCTTCTCAAATGGCCGATGATCCAACTCGTGCATCTTACGAACATCATCAGCCCATGACTGCAAGTTTGGTTTTCTGTGCTCTGGGTTGTTGCCTTTGATCTTTTCCCAGAGATAGACAGCCTCAATCATTTCAGGAGAGTCGTCGGCATATTCCCGCTTGCGGGATTGCTGACTATTGCTTTTTATAGTCTGGTTAGAGTCAGGTACTAGTAAGTTCTTATGAGCTACTGGTTGAGCTACTGTTGGGACACTAGTTGAGCTACCAGTAGGGTTACTAGTTGAGCTACTTTTTTGAATTCTAGTAGCCCAACTAGTGTCGTAAAGCTGAATAATTTCGTATGTTGGTTTGGCTTTATTACGCTTCCCAACGGTATATTTGATGAGACCTAACTGGACTAACTCGTTTCGAGCTTTCTTCATGCCTGACTCTGACAGGCCGGTGAGATCAACAAGTGCGGAATTCTTTAAGGTAAATGCGACTTCTAGCTTGCCTTCATCGTTCGCGTAGTCTAACAACTCGCGATACAGATTATTTTGGCCAGTTGAGATATCGATTTGATCCCGTTTCAGCTTTCGGTACTCGCGTCTCTGCTTGAAGTAGTCCATCTGTTCACCTCCTGCTGCTCTTAATGGGCCTCACACCCATCCGTATGGTTACGCCATATCCGTCCAAGGGTTTTAAAATGGAAGATCATCATCGTTAACATCAATCGGTTTTCCGCTAGGTTGATTCGTTGTGCTTTGCGCTCCTTGGTTGTTTGACGCTACAGCATTATCTGCTTGCTGTGCTGGCTTCGGCTCTAGTAGGCTAAAGTTGTCAGCAATCACCTCTGTGACATAAATCTTTTGTCCTTGCTTGTTGTCATAGGTGCGGGTTTGAATGCGTCCTTCAATACCGATCAACGAACCTTTGTGTGCATAGTTTGCTAGATTTTCAGCTGATTTTCGCCATATCTGACAGCTAATGAAGTCTGTCTCGCGATTGCCACTTTTGCTTTTAAAACGCCTGTCAACAGCCAAGGTGAATTGCCCAACGGCAATTCCGCTTGTGGTGTAACGTAAGTCGACATCTCTTGTAAGTCTTCCGTTAAGAGCAACTGAATTGATCACTTGACTTCCTCCTCTCCAATGCCGGACAAGTCATCCGATAGTTCCAATTGAACGGCACCGCTCAAAATTAGAGCTTGAGCATAGCTGAGAACGTCCAATCCATTTCCTTTAGGGCGCTTTTTCCCAAGGACTGCATAAACACGTTCTGACTTATTTTTGTCAATTAACGGCATGTTGTCTTTCAGATAGGCAATTACCCTAACTCGTTTTGCTTCTTGCTCGGACTTGTATTCGTCTAGCAGTGATGCGGACTGACCATCATCGTCTTCATCAGCAACAATTCCGAAGGCGAGGGACAGGCTAATACGCTTGGCATATGTGATGCTCGCCCCCTGCTTTTGCATGTTTGCATCATCTGGAAATGTGACTCCCCATACGATCTTTTTTTCTCCGCTACTGTGCGTGATTTCGGTATAGATTTTGTGAATTGTTTTGCCATTGCTGTCCATTTGATCCGTAATGCCTTGAATGTAGCTGATCCCATTGTTAGCTTCTTTTATAGCGGCTCTAACTGCGTGATCAATGGCACTAAAGTCGGCGTAACTTCCGTAATGGGCTTTTTTGTTTTTGACAGGCTGCTTCATGGCAAGCTGAACATCGTAAAGTGCCTTATTTAGTTCAGGAGTTGATGTTTGGTCTAGTTGTTGGTCCATCATTTTGTTCTCCTCCTATTTCCATTCCTGAAATCCTTGATTCTTCATGAAATCGATAACGTCTAAGCTGTCATCGCCGAAGAAAATCTCAACCAGTTCTGATTTTGGATACGTAGAGCTAGCAGCGTCTTTTAAGAACCGCTCAGGGCCGTGAATGCTGATCCAATCTTTCAAGTATTCCTTTGCCTTGTCCTTGTTAAAGGCGCCCTCATAACGTGATGTAGCACAGCTTTGATAGAACCAAGGTTTCTTTGTATCAACTTCATATTCATCGGCGGTGGCCAAGAACTCTTCCGCTTGTTCGATATCCATATCTTTGGGCAAGACGGTACCGTGATAGGATTCCCAATCAGCAATGGTTTTATCTTCAAGCGCTTCTCGCCGTTGATACTCGTTCAGGACCGCTGTGTTGTAATCAAGCATGGTCATCAACCGCCTTCCGTGATAAACTTGAGTTATAATTGAATGTGCTAAATTCTTGACTTCCCGTAGCTCCAACTACGGGATTTTTTTGTGCTCTTTTTATCGTGTCCATTGTTTCCATCCGCCTCCTGCTACCGTGGCACCGATCATGATACCGGCCAGAGCTACAAGCAGATATTTCCAAAAGGCTGATGTTGGGTCGAACAGCACTGACATGATTGCTTCTAGCATTTGTTAGGCCTCCTACAAGTTGTCTAGATAATCCTCAATCTCTGAAAGTTTGAATGTTCCTCGTTCTCTCGGATCGTCTGTCATATAGTGCAACGGCGGAAAATCCGGTTGCTGTCTCATCCTTCTCCACTTAGCATTGAATGGCGTGACGTCAAACATGCGAGCGGCCTCTGTTTGAGTAATAAAAGTACGTTTGTGCTCTCGTTGCTTCATACTCTGCATTTTTGTTACCCTCCAAACGTTTGATTAAATTTGTCAATGAACGGCTGTGGATCAACGCCACCATATTCAGCAAGCTCGATTAGCTCCGTTTGCTCGGATGCAATCTCCTCAACTAATTCTTTGAATCCTTTGGAGACAACCTCTTGCTGCTTACGGGTCCGTTTTTCTTTTGGGACTTTGATTGCATTCTTGAAGTCAGTCCAGATTGCTTTTCTTTCCGACTCTTCTTGATCAGCCGTGGTCGTAGCTGCGAAAACATCTTCATTTATTCGTGGGTTGTTCATAAACGAAATAATTCCAAAGTCCGATCTGGCTGAAGAAAGGCCTAAGCGCACTCCCTTCAAAAGCGACCACAGCGATTTTTTCTTTTCATGATCAACGCTTCGCTGCCCTAACGCATACTTACCAATTGAACTTTCGGATAAGAATGACTTCTTACTTATGGATCTTTTGCTTAGCCCGGATGTTTCAATCGCAAGCGATAATTGCCGTGGATATTTTGCATCTACCATATGACGCCTTCTTTCGTCTATTTTTTCAGGTGCGTTATACAGCACCTAGATTCATAATTAAGCTGTAGCAAGGTAATCAATCATTTCATTCCTTGCACGTTCCCTTTCAGCACTGATTGCCATTTCGAGCATGTCATCGTCCATCGTTTCCCAAAAGGCTTTGGGTTTATCATCGCGGTAGCTCATCAGTGCTTCGATCATTTGCTGTCGGTTCATTTGACTGCCTCCTCTCGCTGGGCGAGAATTTGTTTACTTAAAGTTGACTGATATTCCAAAAAAATAAGATCTGGCTTCGTTTTTAAGGCCGTAGCAATTTTGAATGCCAATTCATAGCTAACGCGGCGTTCTCCACGTTCGATCAATGAATAATATCCTTTGCTAATGCCAATCATATTTGAAATATCTTGCATTGTAAGATGAAATTCCTTGCGGCGTTCTTTCAGCTTTTCGTTCAAATGATCACCTCCTAATCAACTTTATGTAAACACTATAATCTACAATTAGTAAACTGTCAACGGAAAAATCAACTTTTTTTAAACTTTGTTGAGTTTACAATTTGTATACACTATTCTATTCCTATGAGGTGATATGATGAGCTTCGGAGAAAGACTAAAAGAACTGAGAAACGAAAAGAAGATGACCCAATCTGATGTCGGGAAAATTATAAATGTCAGCAAAGCGTCTGTCTCTTTATATGAAAAAAACGAAAGAACTCCTGATCAAGATTCTATTAAGAAGCTGGCTCGTTACTTTAATGTTTCTACTGATTTTTTGCTTGGAGTTACTGATATTCGCTCAAAGCCGGAGCAAATTGACATATCAGATTCAAAAAACGACACCATTATGACCTTCGAAGGACGCCCCATTCCGCCTGAAGACCTTGAAATAATCAAGAGACTTCTTCGAGGTGGCAAACATGATGACTGAATTCACCAGTGAGATGTTAAGGGAGGTTTTAAACTACGGCTTTGACCGTGGAGTCGGTGCTGAGCTGACATATCAGCTTAAACCGTATACTCCGTCAGTTTCTAATCCTGAAACACGTTGGATTGCGGTTAACATGAACTGGCATAAACCGAAGCAATTACCCTATCAGACTGCACACGAAATCATGCACGTGCTACATCAGGACCCAGCCTGTCTGTATTTCTATTCGGCGTCAAAGAATAGCATTGAAGGTGAAGCTAATATAGGCGGAATCCATATACTTGTTCCCTTATACTTTGCCGATATTGATGAGGAAGACGCCAACTTGAACCGGTTCATGCAAGCGTTTGACATTCCTTCACCAATGGAAGACGCTGCAAAAGACACAATTACGGAGTTTTATTCATTCTGAATTGTTCCGATTGGCTATTTGTTGCAAAACACGCGCACTTAAGGGGAGACATTAATATGGGATTGGGTCAGTGGTTTAAGAACAATTGGAACGCCAGCCTTATTCTTAAAAAGTATAAAGATGGAGAAAAAGTGACACCGGAAGAAGTTGAATTATTCAAAAAGGCATATTCTGGGAGAACACCGTCAGAACAAGTTGCACACGAAAAAAAACAGCAAGCTGAAAAAAACGCTCGAAGAGTTGCACGCGATGAAGAGATACTAGCAAAGCAGGAAGCTGAAGAACAAAAAAATACCACTGACCCAAAATGGACGTTCAATGCAAATCGTTCTGCATACCCTTTAAAGCTAGACACACAAAGAAATACATGGCGTATAGGAGATCATGGAAGCATTTATCTTTGTTCCGATTTATTGTCTTTTCAGTTAAAAGAAAATGACTCTATGATAGCACAAGGTACATCATCGTTCGGAGGATTTGTCGGTGGAAATATTGCGGGAGGAGCAGCAGGTATAACGAGCTCTTTTTCCGGAAAGCAGCGAGTCAACCATACAGTTTCACGAATGGAGATATTTATAAACGTCAAAGGAACTGTTCGAAACACAAGGACTATTAGTATTTATAAGGGTTCTCCCCTAGACGTAACTTCACGAGCATACCGAAGCTATTTTAAAAAAGCTCAAGGAATTATATCCATATTAGATGATATAATGCGTCGCGGAATGAGTGCTGCACAATAAGGTATTAGCTAAGACAACATAGCTGAAAAGTCGTAGTTGGCAATCAGCCTATAGTATTGTTGCATTTTTTGGAGGGTTATGTTTATGGGAAAGAAATCAATGGCTTTTATAATGACTGTGTTAATGGCAATTTTATTAATTGCCTGTGGAAATAATACAGCTAAAAAAGCTGACTACACTGCAAACACAGCTGAATCAGCTCTTAACTCGGGAAAGAATATCGATGGCAAGACGATTGAATTCAAGGCGGAAAAGGTTATTCCAAATGGAGAACTCGGCCATACAATTTGGGCTGGGAAACATCTTAACTTTATCAGTAGTGAGAACCCCAAAATTTCCGTTGAGAAGGGTGAAGTCTTAATTGCTAAAGTTAAAAAGGCTAAAAGTGCGTTAGGCTCTTGGCTTATCACGTACTCAGACCTGACAAAAAAGTGACTTTTGAGACTACATTTTTTAGCTGAAACTAATAGATAGATCAGTCCAAATACTGACGACTATAAAAGCTGAATATTTTGGAGGGAAACAAAATGGCAAAAAAAGTAATGGGTGCTGACGGTAAGCAATATAAGGTGAAGAAGCCTTTTTACAAACGCGTTTGGTTTTGGATATTAGTTATTGTTGTGGTAGCAGCAATTGGCGGTGGTCTCAACAATAAGAGCAAATCAAGCAGCGAATCCACGGAAAAAACCGCAGTTAGCAAGACAGACAAATCATCTTCAAATACATCAAAAAAGGAAAGCGGTAAGATTACTCGCGCAGACTTTGACAGCATCAAATTGGGTGATTTGATGCAAAACGGCAACGGTGGTGCCAAATTAGATGATTTAAAAGCCCAGTTTGGGAACCCGTCCTCTACCTCGAGCAGTACCACAAATGGAGTTAAGACTGATCTTGTAACGTGGACTAACGTTGAGGGTGGCTGGGGAGCTAACGTAATTGTTTCCTTCACCGACGGAAATGCGTTTAGCAAAAATCTTACCGGCTTCAAGTTAAGCCGCAAGCAAAAGATCACTTTAGCAGATTTCAATGCGTTCCAGGACGGTACAAAATACGCTGACTTCACCTCAAAATGGGGACAACCCGACTATTACAACGAAAGCCTGATTGGCGGTCAAAAGAATGTTGTTGCCGGTTATACATCTGGTGTAAAAGGTGATCTGGGTTCTAACTTCAACGTGACCTTCACAAATGATGCTTTAAGCGGGAAAACTCAGTCTAATATGAAATAGCCCTTTTACAGGCCCCTACTTGGGGCTTTTATTGGGTACAAAAACGAAGCAACTTAAACTTGAGTAATTGCCTATGGAGTATTTTTATGGTGTATCAGAATAGAACGAATTTCATTGAACCGATCAAGAACATTAAAATTAGGAGGATGTTTTGACAACTAATAAAGTACATAATTTGAGTATCTCAGCATTGATGTTAGCAGTATTGATCGTTTGCTCACAGCTAACCATTCCGCTTCCCATCGTTCCAATCACGCTCCAAACATTGGCAGTAGGCATCATCGCCACCGTGTTGTCCCCAGGCTATTCAGTTTTAGTCGTATCAGCATATATCATTCTAGGCGCCATTGGTTTACCCGTCTTTGCCGGTCTTTCCGGCGGAGCACCTGTATTGGCAGGACCAACTGGTGGTTATATATGGGCCTTTCTAGTTTATGCACTCATAACCTCGCTGCTGTTAAAAGTAACCGATAAATCGGCATTTGCCGTGTTGCTTATGAATGGAATTGGGGCGATTGTCCAACTGTTCCTTGGAACACTTTGGATTCAATTGTTCATACATGCCTCAATTTTAAAAGCCTTCTCTATTGGCTTCTTCCCCTTCCTTATCCCCCTAATCATAAAAGTGATACTTGTAACGGCAGTATATGAAGGACTGAAAAAGGCAATTGTTTCATTTGCTTGACCCCAAGATCAACGACTCTTCCGTGAGCCATCAAATTAATAGTTAAGACAGGAGTCTTACTTATGGCAAATTCAACGATCAGGCAGGCCGATATACTGTTAAGAGAGTGTACCGTTATGCAGGTAGCTACGCTTGACACCGAGACCGGTTTCCCTAATATAGTTTCGCTGACACCGCTTAAATCACACCGATCGCTTAAAGAGATCCTTTTTTACACTGATCGAGAGACTACTACCATTCACAATGTTCTAGAAAAGCCTGTGCTCGCTGTCTACTGTTTCAATGAGCTACACCACTCATCGCTGCTATTACGTGCAAAGACAGCTGTATTGACTGCTGAGGAGGTCTTACCAAACTTTACAGAGAACCTCAATTCTTTTCAAAAATCGTTACAGTATGATCGACCCGTCATCATTCGTTGCACCCCACTAACCGTCAAGATTAGATACAACAACGACATAGAGTTCAGCAAGCTGAACGAAATTTAAAGTCAGTTTTTTGGAGATGCACTTATGAACGGTCCAGATACATTAAGCGAGGCACATTTCATTGGCCTCATCATTGTTCTTATAGGCGTCTACTTCGCCCTATTCGGGAACAGGCACCGTTGGTTACATTGGCTCATTGACCCTGACACGCCCGGTAACAATCTCTTGTGGGCAGCCATTTTCATCATTATCGGCGTGCTCATGATGATGGTGAGAAAGATGCAATGATGGGCAACTATTAAACAAAAATAGCCCCCGTGGCGAGGGCTGAACTATACAGAGGAAAATTATGAGCGATCAATCTCACAGTGAGCAACTCAATCTTAATTTAGAACCTTCGACAAACATGTCACTATTATCTATTCCAGCATCAACTCATTATTGGCTGATACGTGCGCGCGGAGGAAAATACCTCTCAAATTTCATCGAAGAAGGTTTTATTAGCCTTGGGTTTAACGAAGTCACAATGGCTACACTGAGAAGCCAAAATGTCGTTAAAGAGACAACAGGAGCACCAGATATTCGTCAGTTGGTGGCGAAAGTGCGTCCTAATGACTCAAAGCTGGCAACTACACTGCACGCAAACCAAATACGGCGATTCGTTTACGATTTTAACGAAGGCGATATTGTTGTCGTTCCAGGGCGAAACTCAGAACGATTTGCAATTGGTGTAATCACTGGTGAAGTATACGACGAACCAATCAAGCCACTTACAAAACGAATTAACAACCAAGTCGCGAATGGTATCAATTATCAACTAACAAACGACATCAAACGTCGTCCCGTTTCCTGGATAAAAACCATTACGCGCAAAGAACTACCAAAGAATTTACTGTTCGCACTCAATGCGCAACAAACAATTCTAAAAATTGAAGACGGGCATTCCGCAATCAATAAGCTAATCTCGCCTCTTTTCCAAGATGAAAATGGAATCAACTTGGTTATTGCTACCCAAGCCAATAAGGGTCTGACAGTTAAACAATTACAGGCATTAGCTGAGATTGTCTCTTCGGCTGTACCAAATGGCGAAACTACTTCGTTACATATTGATACTGAGAAGAATTCTCCCATTACGCTTACGTTTATCGCTCAGCTATTTGACCAAAATACGTTACATGATATTGTAGGATTAATTGCTCCATATATCCAACCATCTACTGTTGTAACAACGGGCGGTACTCTTTTTACAATTCACTGGGTACTCAAAATTCTCGGCGGAAAATCTATTAAAGAAAAAGGCCTACTAGAATGGATTCAGGACCGACACTCACAGTATTTGGACAACAAACGCAAAAAATATGAACTGAAAAAGCTTGAATCACCGTTGAAAGCTCCGCAGCCAAACAAAAAAGCCGCCAGTATAAGCCAAGCCGCTCAACAAGGTATAGCAAGTCTTAATCTAGAACTTAAAAATTCCGGAACCGAAATCGAACCTCATAGTCAAACCAATTCCGATTTGGTCCGATCTGAACCGAAAAAAGGAAAACACAACCAAAAAAAGAAGGCAAAAACCAAACGGCCGGATCATAAGGATGCCCCAAAAGATGTGTAA